ACAAGAACTCATTGAAGTGAAAGAAAGAAAGCAACCTAAAGCACAAATATACTAAAAAACTTTAATAAATAGAAACATGGTTTCAAGAGCTTTTTCAATTGAAGACGGCAATCTTAATAGCGCATCTGTTAATGTTGGCCGTAAGAAAAAATATTCAGACATCGATCTGACCTTCGCAAGAAGGCCAGATAATGATGTCTATAAAAAGACAGACGCAGCTGCTGTAAAGCAATCTGTGAAGAATATTCTTATGACTAATTACGCCGAACGACCATTTATGCCGGAGTTTGGTGCAAACCTAAATGATTTTTTATTCAACCTCGATACAGAGTTTGATGATGATCTACTTGAAGAGTCTATTATTAGAGCAATTGAGGATTATGAACCAAGAGCGGTGGTTCTTAACGTTAAAGTAACTACAAAGCCAGATTTTAATAGTGTTACAGCAACAGTTACTTTTAGAGTGTTAAGCACAAATGAAGTATTATCAGTCAATCTGGATTTAACGAGGTTAAGATAAATGGCTACTACAATTAGATCATCTGAACTGGATTTTGATACTATCAAGACGCGGTTGAAGACGTATTTTCAGCGACAAGCTGAGTTTGCTGATTATGATTTTGACGGTGCCGGTTTAAGTAACATCCTCGATGTTCTCGCTTACAACACACATGTAAACGGTCTTACAGCAAACTTTGCAATCAATGAATCATTTTTAAATACGGCTCAATTAAGATCTTCAATCGTCTCTCACGCTGAGACTCTTGGATACGTTCCTCGCTCGTACACCTCAGCGCGAGCAAAATTAAACTTATCAATTACTATTTCAGCTGCAAACAGACCATCAACAGTAACACTTCCACGAGGAACTTCATTTACAACTACAGCTGCAGGATCTACGTACACATTCAGAACACTTGAATCATATACAGGAACTGATGACGGATCTGGTAACTATATTTTTAAGACAGAAACCCAAAGCATCTCTATTCCAGTTTATGAGGGTGTAGAAAAGACAAAGACGTATTATATTGGTCAAACAGAAGACTTGCAAGTATACGTTATTCCAGATATTACAGCAGACACTAACTCATTATACGTAAGAGTTTACGAATCTTCAGGTAGTAGCTCATTTGTGACGTACGAGAACTTAAAGTTAGCCAATCGAATCACGACTGATTCAAAATATTATCAAGTAAAAGAAGTTCCAAATGGATACTACGAGGTTCTGTTTGGTGATGGTAGCACAACTGGTAAGCGTCCAACTGCTGGTGAAAAATTAGTTATCACTTATTTGTCGACAGTTGGGCCTGAAGCAAATGGAGCTACTGCATTTACTGCTTCAAATGATATTACAGTAGACGGTACAGACTATGCGTTAACAGTCGATCTAGCTAATGCTTCTGCTGGTGGAGCGTATAAAGAAGGCATTGAATCAATTAGACAAAACGCGCCACTCCTTTTTGCTTCACAACAGAGACTAGTTACTGCCGATGACTATAAAGCACAAATCCTTTCGAACTATAATGCTTATATTGATGACGTTATCTCTTGGGGTGGAAATGATAACGTGCCAGTTCAATTTGGAAAAGTGTTTGTAGGAATTAAATTCAAGAGTGGTATCGATGAAGACTTGCAAGAAGAAGTGAAGTCAAACATTGTTAATGATTTATCTAATAACTTTGCGATTATGTCAATTGATACAGAATTTGTCTCATCGACTACAACGTTCCTTGAGCTTGAAATATTCTTTAACTTTAATCCTGATCTTACAACATCTACTCCAAGAGGAACTGAAAACACGGTATTTGAAACTGTTCAAACGTATTTTTCAAATAATCTTGATAAGTTTGGAAAAGTATTTAGAAGATCTCAAATATTAGCAGAGATCGATGATTTGGATGAGGCTATTCTTAACTCTCGAATGAATGTTAAACTACAACAAAGAATTACACCGATCACCGGCACTTCTTTGTCATATACCATTAATTTTCCAGCTACACTGGCTCAGCCAGATGACGTCAATAGAATTGTCACGACTGGTAGATTTGAATTCAGTGGTAGAACCTGTTTTATTCGGAATAAACTACTTTCTAAAAAATTAGAAATGGTTAACATTGACGGTGATGTTGTGGTTGATAATATCGGAGAATATGAACCTGGAGAAGGTAAGGTATTGCTTCAAGGATTTAATCCAGTTTCAATTGAGGGTGGATCCACTCTTAAAGTATCAGCAGTGCCAAGCAATCAATCAACAGTTAGACCTCTAAGAAATTACATTCTTAATCTAGACACCGATATATCATTTGCTCAATCGCAAATCGATTATCAACAAACGGAATTAACACTGTAAGATGAGTCATGTTCGTAGAGATTTAGGGCGAAGAGACCCCACGGTATTTGCTTCAAAAGTAAAGGAAGTATTGCCTGAATATTTTGGGGTAGAGCATCCTAAACTTATTGAGTTTTTAGAACAGTACTATCATTTTCTTGATTCAGATCATGCATTTGGTGATGAGATTCATGAACTATTTAAGACGAAAGATGCTACTGAAATACACGATGAACACCTAAACTATATGATTCAACAACTTGCGCCTGGTCTTAAGACTGGTGACTTGTTTCTCGATCCAAGATTTTCTGTAAGAAGATTCGGTGATTATTATAGAACAAAGGGTTCAAAGTGGTCGATCGAAGAATTCTTTCGAGCGCTATTTCAACAAGAGGTAGAGGTCGAATATCCAAAGAAAGATATTTTTACTGTAGGAAGAGACGCTATTGGATATGACTCTCAAAAGTATATTCAGAACTATGCGAGATATCAGATCTTCTCTATTCTCATTAAAGTCGGTTTAGGTGTTCCAACATATAGAGAACTGTATAAACAGTTTGTTCATCCAGCTGGATTTTATTTCGAGGGTATTGTTGCTCTTGAAGGTGAAGCTGATCTCGGTGTCGACACGATGCCAATTTCTATTCCAGATTCTGCGTTTACTTCAATTATCTCGGAAGCATCTATAGAACAAGGGCTCTTTACTTCATTAACAGGACTTGCGGATTCAACCATGGGTGGACAAATTAGATACAATATCAATCAGCTGGTTGATCTTTATGACAGTGTCGCGGCCTCAACAATTGGTTCTTACTATTCATCGATTGCAGAATTCATTACACCGAATTCATTCACTATGGACGACAGTGCAGACTCAATTGGACCGAGAATGTCACTTACATTTGAAACATTGGATAACAATATGTTTACTCGGTATACGAGTGATTCATCTTACTAGTATAAATAGATTAAAGTTTTTTGTGGGATAGCACATGACTAGACAAAACATCAGCGTAGGATCAACTGCTAACGACGGAACAGGTGATACTCTTCGTCAAACAGGGCAGAAGATCAACGATAACTTTGTAGAGATCTATCAAAAATTTGGTGGTGACAGCAATACGCTGATGCCTGGAATTACCTTTGATTCTAATAGCATTATTTTTGAAGGTTCAAGTGTTGACGCTTGGGAAACTGTATTGACAGTTGAGAATCCAACACAAGACAGAACAGTCACTATTCCAAACTATACCGGTGAATTAGTCATTGACAGTGATACACAAACACTGAAAAACAAGACAATGATAGATCCTAATCTGATTCATCCGGATTTATATGATTCAGAAAACGCAAATTACTTTATTGCATTTAAGCCTTTCTCAGCGTCACTGATGACTAAGAATTTAGATTTGCTCATTCCTACATTAGCAGATAGCGATACTCTCGTCACTCTGACCTCGACAGCGACTCTTACGAATAAGACTCTTACTACTCCAATAATCAATTCACCAACAATTGGTACACTTATTAATGATGCTAATGGCGCAGAAATTATTAAGCTGACAGCAACAGCGTCTGCGACTAATGAAGTCACTATTGCTAATGCCGCAGCTTCAGCAGGTCCTATAATTTCAAGTACCGGCACAGACACAAATATTAGCTTGAATCTGACGTCAAAAGGAACTGGAGCAGTTCGTCCTTCTAAACTTGCACCTGTTCATACAACTCAAACTGCAGATGGTGCAGTAAGTACTAGTTCATCTTTTATTATCTTCAGTAAGTCAATTGCACTTGCAGCTACTCTTGCTGATGGAACTGTAACTGGCGAATTAAAATATATGCTTAATCAAAACACTGGACTAGTCACAGTTACACCTACGAGCTTTGCTCAGGGTACCTCGTTTTCAATTGCACAATATGGTGCATGTCAAATTATTTGGTCAGGAAATGATTGGTATATGATTGGTGGTGCAGATTCGGCAGATACATACATTACAATTACGTAATAGGAAACTAAGATGGTAGCGATTGTAACACAAAAATTGAAAAAACAACTTCTTGATACACTGAAAAGTGATATCGCAGGAGCTTCAAACCGATACTATATAGGTGTTGGTCGCTCTGAACAGTGGGATAGCGCAGATACGGTTGTAACACCAACAAATGCTTTTAAAGATGAAAGAGATTTTAGATTAGGTTGGCAGTCAATTAAACAAATTACTGATGTGTCATATGTCATTCCAAGATATAACTGGACAAATGGCACAGTGTATAACGCATGGGATGACGATCTCTCAGGAACTCCATCAAATGCTTATTACGTATTGACTGAAGACAATCAAGTTTATATGTGCTTAAAACAAGGTAGAACTGCAGCTGGTATTACTGTTGCGTCTACTGTTAAACCAACCGGTACAAAGACAATTCCTATTCGTACTAGTGACGGTTATGTCTGGAAGTTTATGTACTCGCTGACTGGTGAAACATCAAGTAAGTATCTTTCAGCAAACTTCCTTCCAGTTCAGGTGCAAACCGATTCATCTGGTTC